ATGAGAAAGATAACTAGACTAGCAAGCGAGGCGTTCATAGCGAACGTGGACTGGCACTTGGACAATACACGAGTAGCCGTAGAGGAGAACCGTACAGTTCTCTATCTGCACAACAACATCATAGCGCTCAAGAACCGCGACGACTCTGACGGTGTACTGCTGACGCTAGCAGGTTGGGGAACACCTACGACACGCGAACGGCTCAACGGGCTGCTGGATATGCTAGGCCATCCCAGCGTAGGTTTCAGCCAACGCAGATTTGAGCAGTACCTACGCACGACTAGCGCTGGCCGTCCGGTAGCTGACGATGAACTCATAAACATAAACCTACTTACTGGAGATGAGTATAGTAAGGGTTAACTTCCGCACGGAGAGTAAAGCTCGGAAGATAGGTGATCTAGATGACGGTACAGAGATAGCTATGCTCAGCCCCGGCACTACAACATACGACAAACGTGACGTAGTATTTACGTACGACAAGTCCGAGATGCTTCGCCTACTCAAGGAAGGTTGGGACGCTATGCTAAGTCGTCACTACCACGAGCGTAAGGCTCTCGACACGTTTACGCCTACAGACTACAGCCGCTACCGTGGTTTCACAGATCATCTTTACCATGACTGAGAAAGAAAGATACCTAGCGTTTGCGCAAGCAGTCCAAGACTACAGCACAGTTGACGCTGCAACAAAGCGCACGGTAGAAGCTGCCGTCAAGCTAGCGCCACGCAGCGAACCCGTACTCATCACAGGTGAGACAGGCACAGGTAAGGAACTCATCGCTCGTATACTTCACGGTACACGTAGCGGTGAGTTCTCTACCGTGAACACGACAGCCGTAACCGATACGCTCTTTGAGAGTGAGCTGTTCGGCCACCTCAAGGGTAGCTTCACAGGCGCTTTTCGAGACAAGACCGGCCTCGTAGAACACGCCGCCGATGGTACGCTGTTCCTCGATGAGATAGGTGATATGCCCTACGACCTGCAAGCCAAGGTGCTACGCTTCATCCAGTTCGGCACGTACCGTAGAGTCGGTGACAACGAGGAGCGTACAGCCAACTGCCGAGTTATCGCAGCAACCTGCGCTCCGCTACAAGACTTGATCGCCTCCGGTCGCTTTCGTAAAGACCTATACTACCGACTCTCCACTTTCAACTTACACCTAACTCCCCTACGTGAGCGACCATGGGACGCTGTTCACTACGTAGGTGAGAACCTAGATAAAAGTATTGAAGACTCCGACTATGATACCTTCCTAGACTACGCTAGCAATGCGACCTTAGAAGGTAACTACCGTGAGCTAGAACAAGCGATCTTGCGATACGACGTTTTAAAAGAATTACCAGCACAGTTTAGAAGATAGAAAAAAAGTTTTAGAAGATAGAAGATTTGGCATGAATCTTGCTTTATATAGGGTGTAAGTGCATCAGATGTAAAGCACTAACGTAGAAATAACCACATAAGATAATGGCACAGTATAACGTACAAGAGTACAAGGACGGTGATTGGAAAGGCTTCAAGTTCACCGTGAAGGAATTCGATAGCGCAGCAGAAGCTGTAGATTCTATCGGAGAAACCAACGTTCTAGCGTTGCTCAACCAGCAGGTAGCTAGTCGTATACGAGCGAAGGTCAAGAACTCGCTACCGAAAGGGCTTAGCGGAGATGACCTGCTTACCGCACAATCACGCCACCAAGAGAAGCACCCAGACGGTGTGCTATTCTCTAAGGAGGATGCTGATAAGTGGAAACCGGATGCTAGGGATTTAACTCCTAACGCATTGTTCAAACAGGCGCAAGCTGCGTTTGCTTCCGGTGATACCGATAAGGGTACAGACTTGCTCCGTCAGATGAAAGAGCTGATGGCTGGCAACTAACCTAGCGAGGGGAGCGAGCGTTTTTTGTGCAGTGTGCAACTCGTGCATCTTGTGCAACTCGCTCCTCCCCTACTTTACTAAAATGGACAACGACACTATAGATATTGTAGTAGGTAAGCTCAAGAAACCTGAGCGTAAGGCAAACTCTCCGCTACGGGTTAAGCGTTCATCGTACACCGAGACTAGCGCAGAGACAGTCAAGCCCATCCTAGACAAGCTACTGAACGATGCTAAGGACGTATTCGTACCGGCGCTTGGCACAGGCTACACCGCGCGTACGCTATTCGTTAAGATAAACGACGGACTTTTATGGTACATGGAGAACTCTGACGAGCCAGATGACTACATCCTGCTACGTTCTCAGATCGCATTGCGTACCGTATACGACGACGAGAACCCCGGCGTTCTAGTGTACTTCAAACGTGGTATGCGTAAGATTCGTCGTAAGAACCACGAAGGCAAAGCACTAGAGTTTCACACAACCGACAGTTCACTCTGGCGGCATAACGTAGTGCGCTGGTTAGAATCTGCCACAGAAGGCAAGATGTTTGAGAGCGGTAACATAGAAGAGCCGCTAACAGATGACGACGAGCGGTGGCTACGTGACACGCTGGCTACGATGGCTCCCGATGCGGAGATGTTATTCAAGGACAATAGCTTCCGCATCATACGATGAGCGCATCAGCTTTCGGTTGCCTGTTCTGGGCGGTAGTGATCATAGCTTTTTGGTATACCTATATTAAAGAATGACAATAGAAGAACTACTGAACTGCGACATCGCAGCGCTAGAAGAGATGAGTGATGACGAGCTACGTGAGCATTTCAAGCCTTACCTAGCTGTAACGCAGCCTGACCCTAACGTGTCGGTTGCAAAACCTAAACGTAAGAAAAGCTCAGCGATGAGCAAAAAGAAAAAGCAAACACTAGAAGATCAGATGCAGGAGCTAGCTAAGCTGAATGGCATAGACCTCGACAACGCATCCGACAACCTTCCTGCTAACCTACGATGACACAACCTTTAACACTAAAGAAGACTAGCGACGGTCGCTACATAGTTAAGATAGACGCTTCGCTCTACACTCAGACGGCTTGCCCACGGCGCTTGTGGTACATGGGCGCTCGCGGCCTCACGTACGATTCTAAGTCGCACAAGATGGAGTATGGCACGGCGTTTCACAAGGCACTTCAAGAGTTCTACACTACCGGCAATGAGAAGGCTGCGACAGCCCTTGCGATAGAACACTTTGAGCAAGATGACATCCACGTACCGGACAATGACTTCCGTAACATGGGACATCTTGTTGCTACGCTTCAACAATACTTCATGGCCTACGAGCAGTTCGATGGCCTCAAGGCAGACGTTGGCCCAGACGGGCCGCTACTGGAGCAGCGCTTCGCCGTGCCTTACATCACGGACGGTGAGCTACTCGACGTTGTGCTTTGCGGTACGGTAGACATGATCGGCACGTACAATGGATTACCTGCGCTCATAGATCACAAGACAACTTCACTCAATCAAGTGGAGAAGTACCTAGACAGTTACCAAAACTCTCCGCAGATGATGTTCTACAGTATGATATGGAAGCGGCTGTTTCCTGACGAGAAGCGTAACGTTGTCATCAACGGTATCTTTCTTAACCGTAGTGGCCGTAACAAGTTCCAACGCTCGCCGTTCATCACGTTCAGCGATCACGTACTCGAAGAGTTTGAGCAGCACCTACGCCAGACGATCAGCCAGTACACAGCTAACCTACGCTCCGTTATAAAAGATGGGAAAGACCCAGACGATATGTTCTTTCCTAACTTCACCTGCTGCGAGACTAAGTTCGGTAAGTGTAAGTTCTCTCCGGTTTGTACTACGCCACGCAAGGAAGACCGCGAGACTATCATAGATTCTTTATTCACAACCACAAACACCTACGACCCATTACTTTTTCAAGCATGATAACAGACGAAGAAATACGAGACTTAGCACAGCACCGCTATTCGATAGAAGCTGTAGCTAAATTTAACAAGGGCATTGCTGAGCATAACCCTAACGGAGACAAGGGGCTGTACCGTATGTCACCCTTGCAGATACTCAACGCCATCGACGAAGAGTTGATAGACGCATGGCACTACTCTGTAGCGCTGCGCATGAAGATAACCACGCTACTGCTGGACTGCGATGGCTACCGTAAGCAGATAGCAAAACTAGAGAAGGAAATCTCTGACCACAATAAGGTCAACAAACCAAAGAAAAATGACAACAACAATAGGAAGAAAAAAGACTGACGCTAGGGTTAAGTCCTACCGTGCAGTTATGATACCGGAGCGGCTACACGCACGCTTGAAGAAGCTCGCCAAGCGAGAGGGCAAACGACTCAACGGCTTAGTGCCAGACCTGCTGAAGGAGGCGTTACGATGAGTGCAGCTATCATAGGAATTGTAGGTAGCAGCGGCACAGGTAAGTCAACATCCCTGCGCAACTTATCTCCTGCGGCCACGCATATTATAGACCTTGAGCGCAAGGGCTTACCGTTTCCTAACGCAAGCAAGTTCAAGGTTACGCCATGCTCCAACATCAAGGAGTTCGACAAGGCGCTAGACGCTGCGCTGGGCGACGAGAAGTGTGAGGTGATTGTCATTGAGTCATTCACCAAGTACACCGAGACGCTCATAGCGTTGGCACAAGCTAGCTTCAAGGGCTACGATGTGTGGTCATACTACAATCGCATGATCCGCGCTACGCTCGACAAGGTTAAGAACGACCGTGCTGTCGTAGTGTTCACCGGCATCGACGAGATTGTGCAGATCGCACAGCCCAGTGGTGACACATACAACGTACGCCGCATCAAGGTGCAGGGTAAGCAACACGAGGGCTGCATTGAGAAGGAGTTCCTTATGGTACTGTTCACTGAAGTTAAACGCGACAAGGATGGTAAGGTACGCTACGTCTTCCAGACGAACAGCGACGGCATCACCTCCGCTAAGACTCCGATGGGTATGTTCGACGAGCCGTACATCGACAATGATCTCGCCGCCGTTATCGCCGCAGCCAAGAAATACTACAGCGCATGATAACACAGCGTAACATATCTGACTTGTTTCAGCGGCTAGACGATGCAGTTACTGATCTCGGTAACTCTAAGCAGCAGATTCAGAATGCGATGGACGAGTTCCCTGCTGCACCTGAGTGGCCGTCGCCGCTAGACCTCAACACAATCATAGAGGACATTGAGGACTTGTACGGTGTGCCTCGCGCAGAGTATGACGCTGGCCAACTGCGCAAGCTACGCCAGCTCAGAAACGTCTTAGCTTCTGCTAACATAGACACCTTAGATAAACTTATTGAATACATCGAACGATGACTAACGAAGAAAAACACTATAAGGAAATGACCATCACGGTAGCGAAAGCTGCTCACGAGCAGGTCAAGGAAATCGCAAGCGAGCTGAAGATAGAGTATAGCGATGCTATGGCTTTGCTTCAGACGATCACGGTAGACAAGCTAACCTACGGTATAGCTCAAACATTTTCTCCAGAAAACAACAGGAGTGCGGTTGATGGAGAACATATAAACGAAGACGCTCCCTCTAAAAACAAATAGTAAAATAAAATGGCAATCATCAACTTAGATGAGATCGCAGATAACGTAAGACCTTATCTGAAGAAGGACACCTACTCAGCTCGTATCATAGAGGCTGAGTTCACCACGAGCAAGGCCGGTGCGCCTATGATCGTACTGCAATGGGAGGTTGTAGCTCCAGAAGCTACGGAAGACCTCGAAGGGAACACCGTGCGTATCGCTGGGCTACAGTTCCGCGATTACTGGTCGTTCAGCGAGAAGGCTATGGAGATCACGTTGAAGAAGATCAAGGCGTTTCACCGCGCACTTGGCCTCTCATCTTCCGTAGACACGGATAACCCTGACGTAGATCAGTATGCTGGCTTAGCCGCCGACGTAACCATCGAGACTGAGCAGAGCGCTCAGACTAGCGACGACGGCAGCCCTGTTCTAGACGACAACGGTAACGCTGTGATGAACAACAATTATCGTCTGAAACGTGTTCTGCGTAAGAACGCTGATCATACGATAGGTTAAGGGTAGGTCACGTTATAGTCTTGGTACATACTGCTATTAAGATGCAGACAGCTTGTGGATAGGCTGCATTGATCGCCAAGGCTATGACATTTAATTTCCGAAACGTAGGGTAAAGATATGCTATTGAGATGCATCAAGGTTCCGAGGTTTCACCTCCTCCCTAGTTGATCGCCCTGCGTTTCACTATTTAATATAATGTCTGTAGAAACTGTCAGATACAAGATGTCAACCCTACCATACAAAGGGTTGACCGTTGTTTTAGGGAAGCCATCTCGCTTCGACCGTGCGCAACTGCTTAGCGGCTACGGTGGCCAGATGTTTTTCAACGCGCTCTCGCCGCTAGCTCGGCAGAGTGTAGATGTATTTCTAGCTGATGCGCTGAAGAACGGCGAGGTCAGTTACAAGCCGGACACTAAGGTTGTCCTGCTGTTAGGTCAGAAGGCTCTGGATATGGTAGCAACCGGCGTTAGTATAGATGAGCAGCGCGGTTGTCCCATCATCAAGGACGGCATCACATACGTGCCAAGCTATGAGCCGCAAGAGGCGGTAGATCGCCAAGCCTACTTTAACCCCAACGACACAGACGACAAGGGCGGCGGTGATGACAAGGGCCGTCACGGTAAAACGCGTAGGCCCAATCGTAAGTTCTGGCTCACCCGTGACGTAAAGAAAGCGGTAGCCTACTTGACCACACCGCCGGAGGTAACGAAGGCAGCGCACGTACTTTGGCCTCGCGCAGATGAAGTGGTGAGAATTCTTACTCAAGTGAAGGGTAAGAATATGTACTTTGACATAGAGACGAACCGTTCGCTAGAGATGACCTGCTTCGGCTTCTCCTTCGACGAGAAGCGTGCATGGTGTGTACCTATGGTAGTCTCTCCCCGTGAAGGCTACTACTACAGCGACACGCCGCGCATCCTACGCGCACTCGCTGTTGCTATGCGAGACAACACCACCGTCATACACAACTCCCTCTTTGACCTGTTCGTGATGGGCTACAAGTACGGCATCCCTGCGCCTCGTCGCGTCTACGATACGATGCTGGCGCACCACCGACTGTTCCCAGAAGTAGAGAAGTCGCTGGGACATTGCCTCTCACTTTACACCGATCAGCCCTACCATAAGAACGAGGGCGTGTTTGAAGCGCATGGCCATGAGCAGCAGACTCAGCTATACGAGTACAACGCCAAGGACGTTATCAGTATGGCTCTGCTTCAGCCGCAGATAGATGCTACGGCAGCGAACTTCAAGGCGACCGACAGCATACAGCAGGTGAACGACAGCGTTGTACCGTACCTGACTGCGATGTTGCAGGGCATCCGCTACGATGATGCCAAGCTCGACGACATCATTGCCAACAACGACAGGCATCAGAACGTACTGCTACGGTTTCTCCGACTGCTCGTAGGTAAAGACCTTAACCCAAACAGCCCTAAGCAAGTCGCTGACTACCTCTACAACAGACTCGGTTACAAGCGACCATCCAAAGACGTAACGAGTGAGAAGGCGCTGTTGCAGCTACGCTTATCCAAGCCAGACAATCCGGTGATGGCTCTCATTCTGCGCTACCGCTCTCTCGCAAAGGAGAGCGGTCAGCTAAAGTTTCCGCCGTGGGATGGAGTGAAGCCACTCGATCACAAGCGTATCACCACCGCATACAACTTGGCTGGCACTACATCGTATCGACTCGCGTCTCGTAGACTGCTGGGTAAGTGGGGAACAAACGTGCAGAACTTTCCCAAAAAGCTACGCAAGTTGTTCGTCGCTGATCCCGGCAACGTTCTAGTGCAAGCTGACCAAGCTGGTGCAGAGGCGCTCGTTGTCAGCTACTTGTGCCGCGAAGGTAACTTCCGCAGCTTGTTTGCTAATGGCGTGAAGTCTCACGTATACGTGGCCCTACGTCTCTTTGAGGATGTTTGGGCTGCTGAGTTAGGTGAAAGTCTGAAAGACTACTGTGAGGCTCCTGCTACCGAACTCGTGAAGCTACCACGCTGGCAAGAACTGAAGAAGCTCATCTCCTCCAGCGACAACTGGAGCGCAGACAAACGCTACTACTTCATGGCCAAGATGGTATGCCACGCCAGCAACTACGGCATGAAGGCTCCGACCTTCCGGGTCAACGTACTTCAGAAGTCAGGCGGCGCAGTTAACCTCACGAACAAACGCGCCGTGTTCTTTCTAGAAACCTATCACACGCTGTTCCCTGAGATACGCCTCTGGCACAGGGAGACAATCGCAGAGCTGAAGCGCACACGTATCCTGCGCAACCTCTTCGGCTATCCGCGAATGTTCACGCAGACGATAGACCCATCCATGTTCAAGGAAGCCTACGCTTTCGTACCACAGTCAACCGTAGGTTGTATCACGAACATGGCCTTTACAGATTTGTACAACAACGCACGCATACGAGAGTTGGGTGCTGACGTTATACAGAATAACCACGATAGCGTCTTGCTGCAATGTTCTCCAGATGCAGCAGATGAAGTAGCAAAGCTCGCTTGTGTAGCGCTTAACCGTGAGATGACCTCTCCCTTCGGTGAAACGTTTGCAATGAAGTCGGAAGCTATGATAGGCGAGAACTGGGGAGATATGATTGATGTATAATGACTAACATAGAAAAATGGCGACACTTCCTCAAAGACCTAGAATCTCCAGATATGTTCGTAGACTGGGGATTTTACAGTATGATAGCAACAGCACTCCAACGCAGAGTATGGCTGTTCCCTGATACGTTCACCCTCTACCCTAACCTCTTTGTACTTTTCGTAGGCCCACCGGCAGCCGGTAAGTCGAGGGTTATATCACAGGTGAGCGAGTTCGTTAAGAACCCGATGCTCATTGAGCGCAAGCCCAATAAGAAAACAAACAAGGTAACGGTGAAGCCGTACTTCCCGCTGAGCGCAGACACAATCACACAAGAGGCGCTCGTACGTTTCATCGTGAAGGAGTGCGCGAGAGACTTTTACTACGATGACAAAGGCGAGCAGGTACGCGCTTCGCACTTCTCGGTTGGTTTCATGGTAGAAGAGCTGGGCGTGCTGCTACGCAAGAACACGGACAACATCGTGAATATGTTGAACCAGTTCTACGACAGCCGTGACTTCACGTACAAGACGAAGCACCAAGGCACAGACATCATCAAGAACATCTGCGTTAACATACTCGGCGGCACTACGCCCTCGTTTATCAAGCAGGCGTTCAGCGATCAGATCATATCGCAGGGTTTCACATCCCGTGTCATTATGATCTACGGCGGCGAGCCTCGGTTCCTACGCCAGTTCCCCGGCATAGATGACCAGCAGAAGAAATGTAAGGCAGCGCTGTTAGAACATCTCAAGAAACTTGCGAAGGTAGGTGGGCCGTTGACGATGAGCGACGAAGCCTTACAGTATCACAAGAGTGTTTACGAGAGCGGCGAGCTAACGCAAAAAACTGTGAACAAAGATCACCGACTCGAAACGTACTACGGCAGAAAGAACGTACACTTGCTGAAGATGTCTATGATAATGCACTTCGCGGATCAGACGGAAAGCATGACCATCGAGAAGGAAACCGTGGAGCGAGCGATGCGCTTTCTAGCGCACACCGAGGTCAATATGCACGAGGCATACAACACCGTGGGCAGGAACATCCTAGCAGACATCCAGCGCCGTGTGTGCCAGTACATCATCAACGAGGGTAAGGAAGGCGCACGCTTTAAGAAGTTGCTACTCGTCTTCATTGACGACCTTAACGCAGACGAGCTACGCATTTGCCTAGAGTTCCTCGTCACAACAGAGCAAGTACGATTTGAGAGCGATCACTACATCGCCCTCGTAGATAAACCAGCAGACCCAACAGACTACTTATGATTAGAAGAAGACTAAGAGATACATTCGATGTAACGCTAAACGTATCAATAGATACACCGCTGCCCTTCATGCACGGTCGTGAAGTTTTCATAAGCGAAGACAGTACGGTCACATACGAGGCTGAGGTGTGGGTAGGTGACGATGGTGGCCCTTACCGAGTAAGCACTAAGCTAACAGAATCTAACCTAACATTTTTCGACAGTAACTTCAACGAGGTTGAACTCACAAACAAAGAGTACACTAAGGCCGAGGATATTGTTGCCGAAGAAACAGAAGAAACAGCAGATGAAGTAGCATGGGAGCAAAGATATGATGACTGATGAAGCCAAGCATGAGCTGATGAAAGCTCGCGAGACGATAGCGCTCGGTGAGATTGCTATTGTGAAGAACACAAACAAGTACAGAGGTTCTAACGATGAGTATTACCTCGTGTATCTAGACGGGCTGTTCGCGAAACGCGACGGCGAACCTACACCTTATATGTTTACGGTATCGGACTTGTCGAATGCAAGAACACGCGCTGCCAAGAACGTAGAGGATGTACGACCTATGAAAGAACGGAAGTGGTGGCAGCTTTGGAAATGAAAACGCTATATACAAAGTATAAGGAGAAGTCCATTATCATCGGCAAGCACTTGGGCAACCGTATCGTACGTGAGTTGCCTTTCAGTAAGGCGGTGCTTTGGAAGATCAAGTCATTCAGCCTACCGCAGAAGCTGGTTGACTACGCTGAGCGCAACAACGTCGAGGACTTCGTGTTCGCTGATCTGGCGAAGAAGAACTACGTGCAGATCGGTATGGACAAAGTTCTCAGCGAAGGTACGAAAGACAACTACGGCTTCGGCCCACACGTTTACGTTCCGCTGGATGCTGGTGTAGAACTTGACTCGTATGAGCCAGCGCCATTCATAGATGACCCGAAGAAGAACGTTTACCTGACATGAGCGACAAGCTATACCACTACAGCGCAGAGGTGACGAGAGTCGTTGACGGCGATACCGTTGACGCTACCGTTGACCTCGGCTTCAACACCTACAGCAAGCAACGTATACGGCTGTACGGTATCAACACACCGGAGATACGCACACGCGACAAGATCGAGAAGAAGGCTGGGCTGGCTGCAATGGCTCGCCTAGAAGAACTGCTGGCCGACAACGAGAACCGCTGCGTGATACGTACGTCTCTCGACAAGAAAGGCAAGTACGGCAGAGTGTTGGGTACGTTGTACGGCGAGTACGATGTGAACTTCAATGAAGTCTTAGTAGAGGAAGGCTATGCTGATGAATACTTCGGAGGAAAAAAGTAGCACAGGATATTTAATAGATCCTGAGTCGAAGCTAGTATCTGTAGTTAGCGTCGCGAACTTTAAGGATATTCAAGAACACCTTGAGTGCGACATCTTCACAACGGTACGTTCGCTCAGTAACGGCGATACGCTGTACGTCGATGACATGAGCCTTATTGATGGTAAGTCTCACGAGTTCTTTATGTTCGAGGGCTACCCTTCTCCGATAGCAGGTCGCGGCTTGCTGCTAGGCTCAACGCCAGACGGTGAAGACGCTGACTGTGAGACAAGTGTCATTGATGCAGCAATGCTAGTCGAGTGGCTAGAGCGAGTTTGAGAACAGCACGGCGGGTTTAATCGCTCGCCGTGCTTTTAATGCAGTAAGTCCCACGCACCTTCGTACTCATGGTACTTCTGACCATCCAAGAAAATCTTCAACGTCCTCGCTGTCACCTCTCTGACAGGCACAATCCAGTAGCGATTACCTTCAATTGAGCAGCAGATGAAAAAGTCTATCATAGTTTCATCGTAGACTGTTTTGTGAGTACCGGAGCCGTGCGATAAACTGAAAGCGTAGTGAGGGCCGTGACCACCTGTTTTAAATGAGAGCCGCTCAGTACATTTCACTTGAATGCGGCAGATATGATTAGCCTTCTCAGCTATCAAATCGTAGTAGGCGTTATCACCGAAGGGAAACGAGATGCCCCAGTCGCGCTTTATCAACTCCTGCGCTACTAGAAGTTCACCCCTTGCTCCTATAGATTTCACCCGCCTGTTGCTACTCTATGCTGCACGTAGCTTTTGACGAGCGCCTTCCTCGCAGGAGCCATCTGCTTACGTCTCGCCCACTCGTTGAACGTACGCTGCCAATCCTTACCTCTGCCCAAGTCCATCATGTACTGACGGTAGCGTAGGAACTCTTCAACACCTTCATCCGTTTTCACAGAGGGCATTGTCTTATCAGAGGTTGTATACATACCCTGCACGTAGGATTTCAGTTTGTCGCTACGACCGTTCGCCCTCTCGATCTGCTCGTCGAGCGCCTTCGGCAAGTTCTGGTACATCTCCTCAAGCGTCTCGGCCTCCTTAAACTCTCGCGTAGCTGGGCGCATAAACTTGTTGCCCATCTCAGGAGATACCGGCGCATCCTTAAAACCTTCAAGGCGACGGAACACACGGTAGTCACGGCGCATATTCATGTCGGACATCTCATCGCGCAGGAATGTTTGCTGCATCATAATGCGATAAGTCTGCGTGGACTTTGTGACTACGCCATGCTGACCGAAGATAGCCTCTTGCAGAGTTGCTAGTGCAGGAGCGCCCTCTTCAATAGCACGAGCTGCGTCAAGTAAGGGATCAGTCAGCGTGTTAGTGAAAAAGTCATACGCTGGGAACACGAAGCCGCCCGGTATGTCTGGGTTGTAGCCTTGTTCTGCTCTAGCCCAATCATTCAGCAGCGCACTTACGAGGCCGAAGTAACCGGACTGATTCAGCATATTCACGACAGAATACGTAGCCTCCTCACGGTTCTCCGCTTTCAACGACTCTGCAAAAGTAGGTGAGCCTTGCAGCTTATTGTAAACCTCTTCACTCACCTCCTGCAAAACGTAGCCGGTGAACAGAGCGCCGAGTGTAGCTTTCAGCAACGGTCTAGGATCGCCCTCGTTCAGCAGAGGATTGAGAATGTCACGTTCCATGCGCGTGGTCTTCTCTACCGTCCAGCGTGAGAGCGAAGTGAACAACGAAGGCGCACCGAACAACGTCCATGACGGTACGCCACGAACATCGTACGTGCCTTGGTTTACTTCTACCCAAGCAGCAGCCATCTTGTTCAACTCATCATCTAACTCTTTCTTACTTAACTTGAAATCTCTGTTATCGGGAGTCTCGTTGTCTGCATGACGACGCAGTCGCTTGTAGTCCACGCCCGACATCTTACTGAGCGTCTGAAGCGTACGCATCGCAGTCCGGTTAGTATCGGGGAGTGTTATGTTCTGCAACGTGACAGCACGACCCAAGCCAAACTGTAGCGCACGGGTTGAGCGCTCCAACATATTACGTCCAGAAAGTCTGGCCATAAGATCACTCCACTCATCGGCGTAGTCTAGCAACGCGCTGTGGCTTTCTAGGCCAAACTCAATTCTGTTGGATTGCGCCTTGTTCACACCGTACAGATGGCTGTTTGACCAGTTCTCTTTCCATGTAGTGAACGACTTCGCCAACGCCTCTGCGTTGTTCCACGAAAGGTAAGGCAGCGCTAGTGTATAAGATGTGAATAGATCACGTATGCCGGACATTAAACCCAACCAATGACTCGTTACAACGCGGTTTGCAGTCCTGCCAATAAGTTCTGAACCATCGTAGTAACCGAGGTAGCCTTTCATGAAATCACGAATGGCTGGGTGGCTGGTCATGCCAGCGTTCAAGATGACCTCGCGTCCTTCTACGATCTCCTTCTTGGTAGGCGTGACGAACGGACTGTTCTCTATCCGAGCGCCATGCACTCCCTCATGCGCAACGCCTAGCAAAGCGCTGACCGTGGAGTTCTTTTCAACGTTACGGTAGAACGCAACGTCATCTGCGAAGCGTTTAAAGTATCTTGTGTAGTTGTTGACTGCGCTCGATTCAATCCACACCAGCTTGCCAGTTGCCTCGTCTCGTGTGCGAGGTAAGCCTAGACCCTGCACCTTACGTACAGCGCCGAACTTAGAAGAACCTAGATCGTTGTCGAAGTCTGTGCTTTTTGTAATGTAGCGATTGGCTGCGATCTCCAAGTCCTCATCGGTAATCATGTCAGCGTCCTTACGGGCGCTCTTCCAATATTTGATGAGTTCGTCACGAGCATTGCGTTGCTCGGTTGCACCAGCGTCACCCTGCAATTCACGCAGCTTTGTAGCGTTGATTGTTTCTGGCACGTAGTCTTTGTCAAGCAGACGTTCGCGATACTCACCTGTGTTGCGTGAGTAAACCTTGATGCCCTCCGATACCATAACCTTACCACTATCTTTATAAGCATCGCTCAGAACTTTGTGGTAATGCCGTATCATACTGTTCGGCGCATCGTAGGCTTGCTGCACATCAGCAGGTATCGGCTCCTTCGCTCTCTTAAAAACCATGTAAGTTTGCAGCAGCTCCGCATCCTTCTTCGACAACTTCTTGCCAGCAATCTGCAACATCAACGATTCTATGAACCGGCCCTGCAACTCACGGCTGTCCCGTGCAGTAGCGTCGAGTGCATCAGCAACTTGGTTCGCGTACTTCTTCTCCTCGATGCTTTTACCAACGAGACGTATGCTATCAACAACGCTGGTCAGCTTGAAGCCGTGCAGTATGGATGGGTTAGATGAAAAGTGATCTGTGCCAGACGTTAGCTGGTAGTCGTTCAACTTCTTAAAGTAGTCTTCTATGCCATAAGGATCGTCGCCGCCTTTAATGCCGCCTTCTTTCCTCTGCAAGCGCTGACCTGTGTAGAATTCTTTTAGGGTATCACCAGCTTTCTCAAACGGTTCGCGGAAGGCTACGACTTCACCAGCACCTATCTGGTTTATACCATCGTAGCCCATAGCATTTAAAACTTTTACATGGTTAGCGTCTGTAGGCTTGCCATACCCTGCACTTGATATTGCTAAAAGGTTATTAAGCAGACGCTTTCCGCTAAACGATCTCTTCTTCCTGATAAGAAAGTCTTGCACCTCCGAAACGTCCCTCGTAGGCATCTCAAGGAGCTTATCGTAAACTGTTTTTCTAAAATCTTTAGGCGCTTTTAAAATAACATCACCTGCACCACTCTCTGACCCTAAACGCTTAACAGTATCTAAGTAACTATCAATAAATTTTATTGCATCATTAGCTGAATAGTTTTTGTCAAGATCGAATAGTTTATTAAAATTAGTTCTAACTGTTAGAATATGATCGCTAAATATAGCAGCACTCTGCGCTCCTTCGCCATAAGTTGCTGCAAAATTTTTGTCGTGTGTCATGTATATACCACGACCCATGCGACCGCTGGGACTTAGTTCCTCACCTCTAAAACCTTCTTGCCGTATGTTTGGTAAGTTTTCTAACCTTGTACCATGATACATAGGCATACCATTCACAACCTTCGCTATGTCCTCCCCGCTCATGTCTTCTGGGAAAGGTCTGCTAGCAAAGCGAGCTAGTGCCTTATGAATCTGATCGACCGACATCTTGCTGCGCACTCGCTTACTGTACTTGCCCTTGAGTTTCGGGTCGTACATCGAGGCTACGTCAAAAGCATCGGAAGTCTTGTCCTCGTCTACCTTCTGTAGTCTGCGATGGTCTTGCCGAATCTTAGCGAAGATGCGCTTGGCATCATTCACAAGCGGCTTGCTAGCTTTTACACCCGTCTCCTTCTCGATAGCCTCACGTATCTTACCAAACTCCTTGGCGATTTCCTCGTCGGTGTAGTAGCGCTGCTTTTTCTTTTGCGTGCGCATCCTGTCGTCGAACAAGCCGCCACCTTCTTCCGCAGCATTGCTACCATCCGACTTGGTCACAATGTTCGGCACGGGCAAGTCTTTCAGGAACAGCTCTAGCTGCTGCGGTTGTAACGCTGGCTGGCGCTCTGCTCTCATAGCGAGCCACTCAGATATGCGCTGTAAATCTTTCTGCGGAAATCCTTTGCGTGCCTCACGCGCAAGCATCAAGTCGTCAATGTAGCGCTTGAACTTGTTGACAACACCTTGCGGTGCTTCGTTTAGTCGTTTGGTCAGCACACGGCCAGCGCCTTCTACGATAAGCTCCTCGGCAAAAAGGCGTTTCGCTTGTTTTGTACCGGCCTCATCTAACTTTTTGTCTGCGCCTAAAACAGATCTGTCACCATGTACAAACAGGTCGTTCTCCAGAAAACTTATGATCTCCTGATCTTTTAAGTTTTCGCCGCGCTTCATAACCTGAAATACTCCGTGAATAGCTTCGTGTATGGGAGTGTCAGGTGTGGCAGTATCTTTGTTTATAGCAGCGGCGTGTTCTGCTACGCTGTAAATTCCTCGCAACTCATCAGTCGTTTCGGTGTTGGCCATCTTCACGACTTCTGGGATAGCTGCACGCCAACTCATGCCGATGCGCTCTGCTAAACCCTTGGCAGCTCTTAGCGTATCACCGGGAGGTGGAGCTTTCAGCGTCTTGCCTGTGATCGCTTGTTCTCTGCGGATAGTACGATCAGTTATAGCAGCAGTCTCCTGTTCTTGCTGCGCTTTTACTCGCTTACTTTCTTCAGCGAGTTTCATCTCATTCTGAAAAAGCGCACTCGTAATCTTAACTTCTTCTGCTTTTTGATCGCGAACGTTCTTAGCATTTCTAGCTGTTATAGAGTCTTCACCATCCGCTGTTTTTACTCTGTTATAGTTAGCTCCTGCTGCTTGATGTTCTTTGGTTGCTTGCAGAAACTTTTGCTCAGCTAAAGACTTCTCCTCTTTAATGATTCGCTCCGACTCTCTATCTTCCGAAGCCGTTGTCTCATCACGCTTCGCTGTGTCTGAGTCAGCTCTGGCACTAGCGTTTGCTGCTTGCTTCGCTTCGTTTGCTTGAATGTCTAGCTCAAGCTGCTTCTCTGCTGCGGAGGCTTCTTTCTCTTCAAAGACTCGGCTACGTGTAGCAGCCAACTGATCCATCAGCGCTGGGTTGTTTATCTCTTGGACGTTACCTTCAGCATC